TCCCTACACGACGCTCTTCCGATCTGTGGGTTGTTGGCAGAACGAGAGCGTACACCAAAAAATACACTTCACTTAAATTATCTTTAAGATGTGGGTCATTTATAAAACCACATCTGACCCACGCTTTTCTTTTATTTTAAGGCTCTAGGGGTTAAGAATATTAACCCCTAAACCACTTTATTTTATAACAAATTGAAAATATTTAATCTTTTTTCAGAAAAAGGTTGACAAACACTTGAGAATAAGGTATATTATAATATAAGGCTTATTTATACATAGTTGATAGTTATTGTGAAATATTTCACAATAACTACTGCTTAAGAAAGGACACAATAGGTTATAAATTATGAGTGATTTCAATTATCAATTACCTAGAAAACACTACATATCAATGGGTCAGATGTCAGATGTTAAACTAAGGATGTTGACAAATAAATATCACATCAACACAGACTCTATTGGTAAGTTACCTGTTTTTGAAGTTATAAGTGCTATGGTCTCAGAGTTAGATTGGTATAAAAAGGAGATTAAGAAATATAAATCTGCTTTTGTAGTCCAGAATAATGAGTCCGAAGAAGACCTAACTATTAATCTTAATATTAAAAAAGAGAATTTGGTTAGTAAAGTTATTTCTAATCAACAAAAATTGTTGAAATTGATACCTAAAAAAGAAGCAGAGAATAGAGTAATTTTAGCTTTATCCGGTGTTAAAGAGATGATAGAAAATACATTACCTATAGCTTCTCAAAGACTTGTTGGTTTATCAGAACCTAGAGAAGCAGAGATTATATTATCTAAAGAATGGAACAGAGCCATAGATATTTTAGAGGAAGCTTCAGAGATGAAACCGTGGGAACTCGATGGTAGTTCTAAGTTATTAAGAACTAGGTTATCTGATTTTATGAGTGATAGTGCTATGCCTAGAATATTAAACAATGGGTCAGATGTAGACGAAATTACAGATGAAGAAGATGATTTACTTCTTTTTGATGAGGAGTGATTATGGTTGAAAAAAGAAGATACTCTAGAGTAGAGATTGATTCTTTAAGGTTGAGAGAGAGAATTTCACCTATCGAGATAGCAGGTAAATTGAGGTTAGATTTCAAATTCAATGCTTTAGATAAAATTAATTTAAATATAACACCTTACTTAAAATTACCTATTTCTTTAATAGGTAAATCTGGTATTAAGTGGGTGTATTTAATTGCTCCAACACAATCTGGTAAAACAGTATTTTTACAGGTTGTTGTAGCAAATACGATTGACCAAAATCCAGGTGTTTTGATGTATGTTTTACCCGACAGAATTTCAGGTCAGAAAGCATTAGAACAAAAAGTAATTTCTTTAATTATGAAAACGCCTTTTCTCTTTGAACATGTTAGGAGGGAAGCTTTAGTAAATAAATCAAGTATAGATTTAGATAACACTATTATTTATCCTGCGTGGGAGGGTAGTAAAGCTAGTACAAGTAGCACACCTGCTAAAGTCTTAGTTTTAGACGAAATAAGGTTAATGGCAACTCATCAAGGTGATGAATCAAATGTGATTAAATTTGCAAATGACAGATTAACCGTTGCTATGAAACAAGGTGTAGGGCAAGGGTTTGGAGTTTCAACACCATCTGTTGAGGGTGATTTATTGTACCAACAAACTAAGGTAAAAGGTGTGACAGAGCTTTGGTATGCTGTCAAGTGTAAAGCTTGTGGGAGGTACGAAGTCCCAGACTTTTTTAAAAATGTAAAATCTGAGGGTGGGTCAGTTGTAGTAAGATGTTCTTATTGTAATGCAAAATATTCAGAGGGGTATATGAAATCTGAATATTTAAAAGATGCAAAATATGTAGAAATAGATAAGGTGACAAAACAGTTAAGAGTAGTTAAACTAGACGAATTAAAAGGTACAGTTATTTGTCGCTACTGTTCTTTATCTTCACCTTTTAGAGGTTTCACTGATATTTGGGAAGAGTATATTAAAACTAAAGAGAATTTAAATGACTATAGAAATTTTATTCAGGCTTGGTTGGCTAGGTTTTGGATTAATGATATTTCTAAAATTAATAGAGAGTCTTTAGAAGATAAAGTTATTCAGGAAGAGCGAGGTGTTGTACCTGAATGGACTAAGGTTATCACAGCTGGTGTAGATTCTCAAGGCTCTGGATTTTATGTTTGTATCCGTGCTTGGGGTTCAGATAGGAAAACAAGATTATTAGATGCTTTCTTATTAGAATGCTCTGTACATGTCTCAGATAGTGACCAAGTAAGAGACTTGTTTAAAAGAGAGTTAGAAGATAGAGTTTTAGCAGATGAAAAAGGCAGACAATGGAAAATAGGTCTCTGGTCTATTGACACAGGTGGAAATAGAACTAAAGAAGTTTATGACGCTTGCCAAAGTCTTGATAGAAGTATACTTGTCAAAGGTAGAGATAATCAAGAAGTGACAATTAAACACAACCCTAAGCTGGATTTATACTTAGTTAGAACCAGCGAATACCTTGAAGAAACTGAAGCGAAATCTTTTAAAGGTTTTTTTGAGTTACCATACAACATAGACCCTGATTACTTCACACAATTTCTCAACACTCGGAAAGTAAGAGTTACTAATAAGGTTACAGGGGAGGATAAAGTTGTTTGGAAAAAGACTGGACAAAATGATTACCGTATGGCTGATGTACATACTTTTATTTGTCTTGATATTAATACGAGCTTTGGTACATTTAGGCGGGAACTTGAAAAAGAGGGTTTTGAATATAACCCGATAGTTAAGAAAATAGAGGAAGAAGTGGATGGGTCAGTTGTAGACGAAAATGTTGCAACTGAGTATGTGGGTAATAACGAATATGATATTGGAACTTTAACGGATTGGTAAGGGGGTAAAAATGGATAATTTAGCATTGTGGGTTGCTTTGAGAGATAAAGTAATTCAACATATGTTTGATAGAAATGCAGAAACATTTTTCTATCTTTCAACAGAGAATGCAAGAGAAATGAAAACGGTTTATTCTCATTATGGTAATATTAGAGCTATGATTGATGATTTAGATTATCGTGTAGGTATGGCTGAAAGTGGTCACACTTCTGGAGCAGTCTTATTTTCCACAGGGGGTCAAGCATAATGAAGAGTGCATATAATATTGTAAACAACTCTGATTATGCCTTTGATTGGTTTAGTGGAGAGAGTGAAAAATCAGCCGACTATGAGTTGATTCAAGGCGACTCACTAAAGAAGCTTAGAATTAGTTCAAGGAAATTTATAAAAAATGAACCAATAGCTTCAGGAGCTTTGAAAGCTTATATCGATAACATCATAGGTGGTAAGATAAGATTTGAAATCGATATGAAGAATAAGAAAAATCTAAATAAGTTTCAAGCTTTTTTAGATGAGACTTTAAATAAAATTGATGTAAACAGGTTGAAGACTTTAACTCAAATCAATGAAACCTTGATAGCTTCTGCATTCACAGATGGGGATGTTTTAATTAACTTACCTATAGATAAGGAAACTAAAAAAGGCATTAAAACTTATGTAGAGTTGGTTGAAGCAAGTAGGATTAGGACAAGACCGAAAGATTCTAAAAACCCTTTAGTTCGTGAGGGTGTAGCTTACCGACCTGACGGTAAAATCAAAGGGTATTGGGTAAGAGCTGTTTTAAAAAATAAAGAGGAACTTTATGAAAAGGATTTAGATTCTAATTATAAATTCTACCCTATTTTTAAAAAGAGTGGGTCAGTTGTACGGAGAATATGTTGGTTGTTTTCTGCCCAAACGGCAGAAAGACCTGACCAGAGTCGACAGGTTCCTGTTCTAACTCCTAATATGGAATTAGTTAGATATTACAATAAATATTTGGAAGCCGTTTTAGTTAATACTCGTGTCGCTGCCTGCTTCTCTGCTTTCGTAGAGACTAGCAACCCTGCTGAAGCTAAGAAAGGACTTGAGGGTACAACAGATGTTAAAGGTAAGCTGGTTAAACTAGCACCTGGGAGAATCACTTATCTCCGTAAAGGTGAAAAGATTTCTTTTGCATCACCAAATAATCCTAGTGATAATTTTGATAGCTTTATCGTCAGACTTCAAAAAATATACTCAATGAATTTGAGGTTGTCTTATAATCAATTATTTCTTGATTTGAAAGATGCCAATTACTCTTCTTGGAGGGCGGGCTCATTGAGTGCTGAACGGAATATAAACCGTTGGCGTAATGAGTTGACAGAGATAAATACTTGGATAGTTAAAACTTTCTTATTAGAAGCATTAACTAAAAATCTTTTAACTGGGACTTTGAAAGGTTTGAAAGTTAAAATAAGATACCCTAAATATAAATCTTTGGATGAAGAGAAAACTTCTAGGGCTAACAGGTTGAAACTTCAAGATGGTACAATTTCTAAGAAATTAATCATAGATGAAGAGGGTAATGATTATGATGTTATGAAAAATGAACTCATAGAGGAAACTCAATTTGAAGTAGAATTAGAGAAAGAAAAAAGACTTTTACAGAAAGAGTATTCAGCTGATTTAGATATTTTATTTGAAGATAACCCTGCAAATAAAAAAGAAACTGAAACTGAAACTGAAAAGGGTAAAGATAAAGATATTGAAAGTACAGAGGAGGAGAAAGAAAGGAGAAAAGAAGATGGGAATTGGTAACAACAGTTTTCTGTTCCACCATTTTGTAGACAGCATTTGGCATATACAGCCAAATGTTTTAGACACAATGAATAAAGTGGTTCATGAGAAATTAATCAATGGTACAATTGTTCTACCTGAAAATTATTCTGAAGAAGTAGAAAAATACAATAGGTTGCAAGGCGTCTCATATCTTAAAAAAGACAATGGGTCACTTGTAGCCGTACAATCTATAGATGGTGTTTTAACACCTAAAGCATCTTACCTGGATGCTATGTGCGGTATGCAATCAACATTAGACTTACACGAGACTTACAAACAGCTTGTAGCTGATGATAAAGTTGAAAGAATAGTTTTAAAAATAGACTCCCCAGGCGGTGTGGGTGTAGGTATTAAAGAGTTTGGAAACACTATTTTTAATTCGAGAGGAGTTAAAGAAACTGTAGCTTATGTAGATGTTCAAGCCGCTAGTGCAGGATATTGGTTAGCGAGTTCCTGTGAAAAAATAGTAGCTCAACCATCAGCTATAATAGGTTCCATAGGGACATATATAATGGTTCCGAAATATAAGCAGGATAAATTAGATTATACTATGAATATTTTTCAGGCGGGTAGTAAGAAACTCTATGGCTCACCTGAAGTTGAGTTGTCAGAAAAAGAGTCTGAACATTTCAACCGTATAGTTGAAGAGTCTAACAAATCCTTTTTAGAAGATGTCTCTAGGAATAGAGGGGTCTCATTCAATGAGGTCAAAAATTTAGAAGCAGGTTATTTTCACGCAGAAAATGCACCAAAGTGGTTGTATTCAGATATTGGTGATTTAGAGTATGCGGTTTTAGGTTAATTAAAAGTACATAGGAGGTACTAAATGTTATTTCAAAAAAAGAACGAGACAGAGACCAATGGGTCAGTTGTAGAGGGAAATATTGAGGAGAGACTTAACAATCTTCTTAAAGAGAATGCAGAGTTAAAAGAAACTCTCTATAATGCAGAAGTAGAGAAAAAGATTTTGGCTTATGGAGAGAAACTCAATGTTAAAGATTTAGCTGAATCTATGATTTCAGATAATTCTGTAGAGAATTTTGAGTCAGCGTTAATTAAGCTTGTTGATGCAAGTATTGAGAAACAAGAAAATCTTGAAGAATCTTTCGAAGAAACTTCATCTGCCACTGTAGGAGTTTCAAGTGATAAAGAAGAAGAATTAGAGTTTTCTTCTATCAATGATGCGATAAACGGTATAGCTAAAAGGGATGGCATCTCTAAAACAGATGCTTTAGAAGTAGTGAAAAATGAGTTTCCAGAACTCTTTAAAAAACAATATAACAAATAAGAAAGGAAGTAAATTATGATTATTAAAGGTAATTTACAGTTCAAGGCCTGTAGCATACCCAACAGCTGGTACGGGTGCAGATGCTGTAACTTTGGGTGATGAAAATAACGGTGTTATAGCTGTTCAAATGTTAAAAGATGTTTCATCTTCAATTTTCGTAGATTGTGGTGCAACGATTGCACTTGGCGGTGGGGTAAGAGTCGGGGCTAACGGTAAAGCAGCTCCAACAGGTACAACAATTGTCGCTACAGCTTACACAGTTGGCGTTGATGGTTCAGTAATAACAGTATATAACAAATAAGAAAGGAGTCAACTATGTTTCCAGGAAATATGTTTGATATTAGAGAAGAGATTAAAACAGTTATAGATGAGACACCTAATGACATAAATGTATATGTCGCAGATAGAGTGTTACCTTTGATTTCTGTTAACAATGAAGCAGGTAAAATACCTATTACAAGTACAAATTCTAAAAAGCTGAATTTAGATAGAGCTGAAAGAAGTGCTTTCAAAAGGACGGAACTTTCCTATGGGTCAGATACATTCGTGACCTCTGAGATGGGTATAGAGATACCTGTTTACGATATTGAAGATTTAAGGTTTGCAGACTTTTTTGATTTAGAAGTTGATGCGGGTAGAGATGCAAGACAAATGCTTAAAACAGCTATAGAGAAAAAGGTGGCTGATGCAGTTTTAAATTCAACTACTTTTGCAAGTGGAAACGATGCACAAGCTGTGACAACTGATTGGTTAGATGAGGATTGTGATATTTACACAGATGTTGATTCAGCCGCAAAGAAGATAAAAACTAAAGCAGGGATTTCTAAAGGTCTTCTTTCTTTAACTATGGATGAGACAGTTTTCAATACTGTTATTCGTTCTAAAGCAGTTAGAGAAGATGTTAAATATACTTCAGACATTAACTCTGAAAGTATTCAGGCTCAAGCTAAATACTTAGCAAGTTATTTACATATCAAAGAAATAATCCTAACCAAAGTTGTATCTGATACAACTTTAGAGGGTGTTAAAACACCATCTTATTCAGCTCTTTGGGATGATGATAAATCTATGCTGGGGTTATTCTCAACTGGTTCTTCTTGGAGGGGTTTGGGTTTAGGTCGTCAACCTGTTTGGAGTAAGTTTTCAAATGATTACCGTATTGAGTCTTATGCAGATAGACCTGTTGCCGCAAATATTATTCGTGCGAGGTCTTACAGAGGTCAGAAAATCTTTAAGAAATTCGGTTGCTTATTAACTGGAGTTTCATCTTAATCGGTGTGTCCTCCCGATTGAGTAATGGGTCAGTTGTCGAACGAAAGTTTGGCAACTGACTATAACTGTATGGAGGTACAAATGTTAGAATTAAAAGGCGTTTCAGCTTGTATTAAACATAACAAAGAAGTTATGAAGAAACATAGACAAGCTAT